AAAATTTTATTATGAGTCAAAGTGATCGTTTACGTCAGACTGCTGCTGGATTCGGTGGTGGTGCTGGCACCTACAATAAAAAGGCACGACTCTTAGAAGGTAATCTTTATGATACCACCTCTACTACTCTTATCTCAGAGTTGCAAGAAAGATATCCTTCTTACTTGTTTAAGTTGAAGAGGAGACTTCATAAAAGAGAAATTGCTAGAAATTTAGGTAAACTTAATTGGAAACCTGAATCAAAGGACCCTTACATTCAACCTGATGGTGGTGTGCTTTATCTTGTTGTGGATGGGGTAGAATATCCTATTTTGGTAGGTGAAGCAAAGCAGCAGGGGACCAATGATAAAAGGAAAGAAGAGGGTAAGAAACCACAATCATTAGGAAATGCTATTGAGAGGGCAACTAAGAACTTTTTAGAACTAAGAGCTTATTTTAAACCTTATGATTATTTTCCTTATCAATTATTTGTTGCTGGATGTGATTTTAAGAAAGAATCTTCTATCGTTGATAGGTTGGATGTAATGACTGAGTATGAACCTCGCAATAGAGATTATACATTTCATGAGGATAAGTTAGCATCTATCTGGATGAGAGAAGAGACATGGACACCAGAAGAAATTTATGATAGACTCTATGAGACTGCCGTTAATGTTACTGAGCACATCTTAAATGCCAAAGGGTAAAAACTTTAGTACAAATAATTCTTCTAAGGACATCAACCAAGTTGGTGTAGGGAAGATTGGTGTAAGAGATGCTAAAGGAAAGAAGTCTGATTTTTATGAGACTCCTTATAGTATTACTAGCAAGTTCTTAGAAGTAGAAGAATTTAATAAGGAACTTAGTGTATGTGAACCCGCATGTGGTGGGGGTGCAATTGTTAAAGTTCTTGAAGAATACTGGCAGAAGGATAAAATAAGATCTTATGATAGAGAAGTTAATTTCTTATGGGATTATGATGATTATGATTATATAATTACCAATCCTCCCTTTTCTTTATCTTCTGAATTCATTCAAAGAGCAAAACAACGTGCAAGAAAAAAGTTTGCCTTTCTTTTACCTTTATCATACTTACACGGTAAAAAGAGATATGATGAGATATACTGTGATAAAACCTATGGCTTAAAGAAAGTGTATGTATTCACTCGTTATCCTATGTTAGGTGAGAAGTTAAGAGAGGATGGTAAGTATCATACAGGAATGATGGTTTATGCTTGGTTTGTATTTGAGAAAGGATACTCAGATCAACCTTTAATAGATTGGATTGATAACAATCAAGATGTTCTTTCTAAAAAGGATTTAGATAATTAATAACTTTTTTATTGCCATGATATAAATAGTAAAAAAGCTCAGAAAAATGCCTTATCATATTAAAACCCCAGGAAAATTAGCTGGAGATGTATATTGGAAAGGTGACAATACCTGGACAGAAACATATAATGATAGAAAGCAATATGATAATAAATCAGATGCTGATGCTCAGGTTGATACTACTCACACCGAGACACTAGGAAATAAGACTATTACTTATACTCCTGTATGGTGGAAAAATTCTACTGTAGTAACGGAGTAAGATGATGAAAAAACTTTCAGAGTTTATGGAGTTAGCTGAAGAATCTGGTACTACATCATATCAATCACATCTAGCCTCCAAGGCTCCTCAATTTTGGAAGAAAAAGAGGGAATTGCCTAATCTAGGTCTTCGTGATAAGGCTAAGTCTTTGATTCAAAAATTAAGATCAAAAAAGGAAAAATCTTCTAAATCTTCTGAAGATTATTACACTAAACCTACTCAAAAAGCTTTGCCATCTGGCAAATCTCAAAAAGCTTTGCCATCCGGCAAAGATAGATCAGTTAAAAAGGTTAATGTAAGAGTTGTTGGTGGGGAAAAGAAAAAAATCACTGGTACTCCAGAAAGAAAGAAACTTACCCCTCAGAAAAAATCCATTGCTGGAGGTAGCAGTTCTATTGTCAAGAGAACATCAAGTGATATTACTAAAGGTTGATAATGGATACTAAAGTTAGACCCAATACTACAAAAAAAGCTTTATCCAGACAAATTAAGGATAGGAATTTTCTGCAGCCTATTGGATTTCAATTTAGTGTGGTTAGAGCGCCTAAAGTTAGTTTTTTTGGGAATGCAGTAAATATTCCAGGAATAGAAGTTGGAGTGACTGAACAGCCAAATTATTTGCGCACTCTTCCTATTCCTGGAGATATGATGGAGTTTCAAGATTTGAGTTTAAAATTTCTTGTAGATGAAAATCTGGAGAATTATATAGAAATTCAAAATTGGATAAGAGGAATAGGATTTCCTGAAAGTTTAAGTGAGATTTATAAGTTTCAAGATCAAAAAGATTTAATGAGACAGCCAGATAAATCCACAATGAATTTATATTCTGATGGAACTTTACAAGTTTTAAGTAACATCAGTCTTCCTAAATTTAAAGTTCAATTTAGAGATTTATTTCCTTACTCTCTTTCTACTATTGAATTTGATGCTGGTGTATCAGATATGGAATATGTGACAGCAGAAGTTATTTTTAAATATTCTCTATACACTATAGAAGCCATAGGCAGTGGTCATTGTCCTTAATATAAAATTGTTTTATGATTAATTTGAATGAAATTCAGAGTATGTGGGAAAAGGATTCAAAGATAGATAGAGATAATCTACACGAAGAATCATTAAATATCCCGATGCTTCATGCTAAGTATCATGACTTATATAATAATCTTATCCTTTTAAGAAAGAAGGCTGAACAACAGCGTAAAAATATTCGTCATGAGAGATATGAATACTTCAGTGGGAAATCAGACCCTGAAGTATATGCCGAGAATCCTTTTCCAAAGAAGATAAGAGATAAAGATACTATGCAAAAATATATGGATGCTGATGGAAAGCTTTCTGATGCATCCTTAAAGATAGGTTATTATGATACAATGTTGGAGTATTTGGAAAGTATTCTTAAACAGATAAGCAATAGAACTTATCAGATAAAGAATGCTCTCGATTTTATGAGATTTAGTGCTGGGTTGGGGTAACATAAATACATTTGGTGAATACTTTGTGTATGAGTCATTTGGTAATTGAGAAGGTGAACGAAGTTTACCTCAAGATCGTTACAGAGCCACATGTTGAACGTGAGTTAAGAGATAGGTTTACCTTTGAGGTGCCTTCTGCTAAGTTCATGCCTCAGTACAGGAATAAGTACTGGGATGGATTCGTTCATCTATACAATCTTAAGACTAAGAGAATTTATGTTGGATTGTTAGATAAGATTGTGGCGTTCTGTGAAAATCACAATTATACTTATCAATTCAAAGATAATAAGTTTTATGGTCTTCCTTTTGAAATCAATGAGATGGTCTCAAAAGAAGGAGTTAAAGATTATATAAAATCTATTACTACATTCAAAGCAAGGGACTATCAAATAGATGCTGTTTATGATGCATTAAGATATAATCGTAAGCTTCTTATATCTCCTACAGCTTCAGGTAAATCTTTGATGATTTATGCTATTGTGAGATATTTTGTAGCCAAACATCAGAAAATTTTATTAGTAGTTCCTACCACTTCTTTGGTGGAACAAATGTATAAAGATTTTGAAGATTATGGATGGGATCCACAAAATCATTGTCATAGAATTTATCAAGGTAGAGAAAGAACTAATGCTAATGAAGTTACTATAACTACTTGGCAATCAGTTTATAATTTGGATAGAAGCTTCTTTGAGGATTATGATGTCATTATTGGAGATGAGGCTCATCTTTTCAAAAGTAAGTCTCTTGTCAATATTATGGACAAGTTGCATCATGCTAAGTATAGGTATGGATTTACCGGCACTTTGGATGGCACACAGACTCATAAATGGGTATTAGAGGGATTATTTGGACCTTCTTATAAAGTAACTTCATCCAAAGCTTTAATAGATCAAGGATATCTTTCTCAATTGGATATTCAATGTTTAGTTTTAAAATATAAACCTCAAAAGTTTGAGACTTATGAAGATGAAATACAGTTCTTAATTAGTCATCCTAAAAGAAATAATTTTATAAAAAATTTGGCATTAGATTTAAAAGGTAATACACTTATATTATACAGTAGAGTAGAAACCCACGGCCAGATACTTTATGAGATGATAAATAATTCTGTACAGAATGGAAGAAAGGTTTTCTTTGTTCACGGTGGAGTAGATGCTGAAGAGCGAGAATCGGTTAGAGAAATTACAGAAAAAGAGAACAATGCTATTATTGTTGCTTCTTACGGCACTTTCTCTACAGGTATTAATATTAAGCGGTTGCACAACGTCATCTTTGGTTCACCATCCAAATCCCGCATTAGAAATCTCCAATCCATTGGTAGAGTCCTCAGAAAGGGAAAGGACAAAGTAAAGGCTAAATTATACGATATTGCAGATGATCTAACTAAAGGATCAAGAAAAAATTATACTTTAAACCATTTTATTGAAAGAATAAAAATTTATGTTAAAGAACAATTTAATTACGAGATAATATCAATTGACATTAAAGATTAGAAAGGGAGAAAACTATTTTGATTGAGGATAATTTTTACGCAACAATTAAATTTAAATCTGGTGAAGAAATATTTGCTCAGATAACAGCTTCTGAAGAAGAAGATAGAACTATGTTGCTAGTATCTAATCCTATAACGGTAGAAGAAGTGAGGATGAAAGGAAGAACTTGTGGTTATAAATTCGAACCCTGGCTAAAGACTACAAAAGAAGATTTGTTCGTTATCGATTTAGATAATGTTCTTACTATGTCTGAATCAGCTGATGTGGAGATGATTTGTTATTATCAAGATTTTATTCGTAGACATAATAAAGATTCTAATACTAAACTAGATAGAAAAATGGGTCATCTAGGAAGTGTAAATGACGCTAAGAAGCTTCTAGAAGAACTTTTTAATATGAATCCAGCTTCTAAAGAATAGCGAACCTATCCTTTCATTGTGAACAAACCTATTCTATATGGATTTTAAGGACTTGTCAACTATTAAATAACATGGTATACTATTACTCATATAAGTAATTATATTGATGAAAAGAGCTAAAAGGTCCGAACATTATGTGAATAATAAGGAGTTCCTTAATGCTCTTGAAAATTACTTTGCTGAAATAGAAAGGGCTAAGTTAGAAGGAAAGCCTAAGCCTGTCATTCCCAGATACATTGGTGAGTGTTTTTTAAAGATTGCTAACCATCTATCATATAAGCCAAACTTT